GCGATGAATTAAAAGCACTTGCTAGTGCTTTATGGACAGATGAAGTAAAGAAGGCATGGGCAGATAAACAAGCTGAAGAAGTTTAACAAACAAGGAGTCAATAATGGCCAAAAAAGAAAAACAAAATGGACCGATCTTGACACTCAACGATAAAGAGTATGACGTGAACAGAGATCTTAATGATGAGCAAAAGCAAATCTATATGCATTTGAAGAATATCGATGACAAGATTAATCAGAATAACTTTATTCAACAGCAGTTGATGGTTAGCAAGGATGGATTTGTTCGCATGATGGAAGAAAGTCTTGCAAAAGAAGATGATCACTCACCACATGATCCTGGAGATGAAAACGACTAATGATTGTTAGACGATGCGCCCAAGATTTTGATGTAGTGATACATAAGAATACTAAGCCAGGAATGGTAAAGACGATTGCTATGGCTGATGGCACAAAGAAATCTCTGACCTATCCATCTGCTGCGAAAGATTATTTTTTGCTAGTGGATGGTGAGATAACTAAAAAGTCAGATTCATTTTCTACAATAGAAACTGCATATGTAAAAGCATGCAAAGATAAAGGTTGCGATTCTCATGGGCGCATCGATATTATAAAACATAAAATTATAAACAACAAGGTGGTAGATAGATGAAAAATCCATTAGCAACTTTAGTGTCTTGGCAATATCGCACAGGACAGCTAGATGGATGGACTGCGTACCATTTAGCAGCAGGTGCATTTCTTTGTAAGATATTTCAATGGTTAGATTGGAGTGATTTTTGGTGTGTAATGGGTGTGTTCATCATCGGTGTAGCTTGGGAAGTCTTTGAGTGGTTTATTGAAGGTGACGAAGAAATCTATGGCACAAAAAAAGCGTGGGCATACAATACGATGGCTGATATAGTGGTAGAAACTGGTATCGCATGGTGGATGGTGCTATGAACAAAGTAATAGAAAAATTAGATAATGGAGATTTTAAAGTTGTTAGTACGAGTTATGATATTCCTGTTAAGTATCATTATAATTCAAAGTTGCGGAAGCAACGGCTGGATAATAGCAAGCATACCAGTCACACCGCAGGATACAGTTACAAATACAGTTTTTATCGAGATAGTGGATGCTGATTCAACTGTTCATTGGTTTCATGGTAGTATCAGCAGCTATAGTAATTGGTGCTACAGGCATCAAAGATTGGAAGAGGTAAAAGTACAGTAATGGATACTACAGCATTAATTGAGGCTTATGGTGAATTAGGCGCGCTAGGTATGCTCGCAATTTTACTTTCTCTAATGATTAATTCATTATTAAAAGAAAATCGCTCACAAACTGAGCATATTGATGAGATTCAACAAGATCTGTCAAGTATGAAATCAGAGCTAAGTAATACAATGAATATTTGTGTAAAACTAATTGACTCTATTAATAGTTTTAAATCAAATGTTAATGACAAGCTAGATAGAAGGCACGAATCATTAATGAAAGAAGTAGATGATTTGAGCGATAAAATAAGTTATATGTCTGGTAGAATAAATGGAGGCAAACACTAATGGACAGTTTAAAAGTAACATCAATCAGTTTTGCTAACTATGGCGTGTATCTAGCAGAAATAAATTTGTTATTACAATGCATTGTTGCAGTAATGAGTATTATATATTTAGGAATTAAGATAAAAGGAAAATCTAATGGACATTAAATCAATGTTAGTAAAAGTTGCTGAAGAGCAAGCAGATAAAATGAAAAAACAAGCTGTTGGTTACACACAGTCTGAAGAGTTTGCAGATAAAATGGCGCAGTTGATGAACGACAAGATTAACATTCCATTTGTCAAAGAAGAGAAAGAAGGCGAGCTATTCAAAGAGTTTGCTGAAGTGGTCCAAGATTTAATTGCAGGTATCTTTAAAAAATAATGGCCGTACCTTCAAGAGTTAAGGCAACCATGCGCAGACTAGGACTGCGCGGAGTAAATAAGCCAAAGCGAACTCCAAGTCACAAGACAAAGTCTCATGTAGTGATGGCCAGATCTGGTGATAGGTATAAGTTAATTCGCTTTGGTCAGCAAGGAGCAAGAACCGCTGGTAAGCCACGCAAAGGCGAGTCTGCACGAATGAAAGCAAAGCGCAGGTCATTTAAGGCAAGGCACGCAAGAAATATCGCTAAAGGTAAGATGAGTGCGGCTTACTGGGCAAACAGGGTGAAATGGTAATGAAAGTAAAAGGTGTTAGTGTAACAGGATTAAGTAAAAGACAAGTAGCAGCAATGCGCAGACATGCAAGGCATCACACTGCAAAGCATTTGCGATCTATGGTAGCAGCAATGCGCAAAGGATCTACATTCGGTCAATCACATTCTAGTGCAATGAAGAAGGTTGGGAAGTGAAAAAGAAACGTAGCAAATCCAGAGTAAACGAAGCAGGTAATTACACAAAGCCTGCGTTACGTAAAAGAATCTTTAATCGTATCAAAGCAGGTAACAAAGGTGGCCGTCCAGGACAATGGAGTGCTAGGAAGGCGCAGATGCTTGCAAGAGCGTATAAAAAAGCAGGCGGTGGATACAGATAATGGCGTTGAAGAAGTCACAGAAAAGCTTAAAGAAGTGGACCAAACAAAAGTGGGGATATGTCACAAAAGGTGACGAGAAGAAACCGCGCAGGAAGCGTGGTAGATATTTACCTGAGAGTGTGCGTAAAGGTTTGAGTAAGTCACAAAAGGCTTATGAGAACAGGTTAAAGCGTGCTGCGAGCAAACGAGGTAAGCAACGCGCTAAGTATAGTAAAAGAACAAGAAGCAAAGTAAGGAGTGCAAGATAATGCCGTATGGAAAAGGAAGTTATGGGTCTAAAATTGGTAGACCTAAAAAAAAGAAAAAGAAAAAGAAGAAGATGAAACGTGGTCGATAAAAAGCAAATGCGCGGCATCATTAACGATGTCCTACAGAAACTAGGCGAAAAATACGCTGATCCTAAAGCGTTAGACCTAGTATATAATACTGGTTTAGTGGAGTCAAAATACGTTTATTTAAAGCAAATCAAAGGCCCTGCTGTTGGTTTTGCGCAGATTGAGCCTTGGGTTGGTGTTTCTATGATTCAGGACTATTTGCAATACAGAGATAAATTAATGAAAAAAGTAGCGGGTGTATGCAAGATAGATTGGAAGTATTTTATTGATCCACAAGAAGAGGACTGGCGTTATATTTTAACAGTTAATATTGCCGCGCAAATTGTTTTTTGCAGATTACATTACTGGAGAGTACCTAAGTCACTACCAAGAACTTTGGAAGAACAAGCACAACAATGGAAGGTATTTTACAATACTGCAAAAGGTGCTGGTACGCCAGAAAAATTTATTGAAATAGTTAAAAAATATGGATGATGCACAGAAAATAGATCGATTAATTGAAATAATGTTAGAGCTAAAAGAATTAGCAATGTCACTAGATGATCCACGTAACGATCAAGACACTATTATAGCAACAATGCTTGCATTAATTATCTGCGTAGATATACCAGATGTCACCATTTTACCTAATAATATGAACATAGGAATTGCATTAGCATGAGTTATTTAACCGCATTTTGTAATATAACAACCGATTTACAAGCAATTGTTAGTGATATAGATCGCTATGATCGTAAAAGAGTTTTAATGTCCAATTGGAGCAATCCTAGTAGCAATCTTTATCGGCTAAGTAACACAGGATATATAGAAAATTTATATAAAGATGGAGTAGAAATGACAAAAGTCACTGATACTCCAAACGCAGATAACGAATTTAAATACAATGAATCGACTGATTCTGTTGATTTCTTTTTAGCGTCTAGTTCAGTAGCTGCTCTTAATAGCAGTGTATTTGAAGCTGGTCAAGATTGGGAAGATCTTAAAACACGCGTAGTAAAAGAACAAGCTGATCATATGCGCAGTTTTTTAAATAGACCAATATACAAGCGTGGTAATTCTAATTACCAAGGCGCAGCAGATAGGCCATATGACTTCATAGTGATTCGATGCAATGCGTTGTTAGCCTGCGCTGATTTGGTGCGCAGTCAGGATTCAGAGAAAGCTGCGGAGCTTGATGAATTGGTTTTAGGTGACGATGGTTTACTTACTAAGTTAAAAAGACGTGATTATGTCATGTGGCATGAAACATCATTTAGAAGTGAATCTGGTGTAATACGTGAGGTGAGTGTCAATGGATCAACTACTGGGTATATCGAAGATATTAAAATGTTTGGACCACCTAGCACAGATTATGATGAGGTGCGTGTGGTTATTAGTACAGCAGGTACATTTAGTCCTGGAACTGCATCTACAGTTAAGTATGATGTATTTACTAAGGATGACACTGGATTACGCAGGCATAAATCAGTAGATGCAGAAGTAATGAATGGTGATTATCAAGCACTTGCATATGGTGCGCTTATTCGTTTTCAGGCAGGTGTGTATACCGCAGCAGATGAATGGTCTATTACATTTCAGTCAGATGATGTGCAGATGGGCACTGTACGCAGTGGACAGATTTATAGATAATGTCATCCATAAAGGTATAAGTGATGGCTATATCGTTTGAAAATGTCATCTTTGATAGAGTTATTGAAAATATAAATGATATTATTGCGAATGAATTTGGAATACAAATATTTTACGATGAACATCAAGGAAATCAAAGTTTTCTTTTGCAGCCTGTTAGTGATGAGATATTAGATACATTATCTAGTGGACAAATACGAGAAGTGACTATATCGATACAATACGAATTAGATTTAAGTAACAAAATAAATAAAAATTCATTTAAGCAAGTAATGATGGTAACAGAAAGATTAAAAAGATTGTTGTTTAATAATAACACATACAGTGTAAGTGGTACGAATCAATTTCGTAATGGCAGTGTGGGAAGTGTTGAATATGAACAAGAAGATGATAAAATCAGAAGTACCACAACATTTTCATGTCAAACATTGGAGTTAGTATGATAGTTAAGGCAAAAAAAGAGTATAAAGATTTACCAGATAATAAAAATTTTATTGCATTAGGAAAAGCAAGTACACATTTAAAATTGTTAGCAGGTATGGAATGTGAAGTGTCAAAATCTTTATTACCTTTATCAAAAGAACTATTAAAAGCATTAGAAACTAAAAAAATTAAAAGTGAGGACAAATAATGGC